TAGAGGTGATTGTTTTGTAATTGCAGATCCAGTTGCATATGGTAAGACTATAACAAATGCAACAGATGAAGCCAATGATTATAACTCAAACTATATGGCAATGTATTGGCCTTGGGTTCAAATACCTGATAATCAAGTTGGAACATCAAGATGGGCACCACCTTCAGTTGTAATGGGTGGAATATATGCATTTAACGATAAGGTAGCCCATCCTTGGTTCGCTCCTGCAGGTCTTAATCGTGGTGGGTTAGATACAGTTATACAGGCAGAAAGAAAGTTAACAAATGCTAATCGTGATGCATTATATGAAAAGAATGTTAATCCACTTGCAACATTTCCTGGTCAAGGAGTTGTAGCTTGGGGTCAAAAAACACTACAAAAGAGAGCAACATCTCTTGATAGAGTAAATGTAAGACGATTACTTATTAGATTGAAGAAATTCATTGCATCTTCTTCAAGATTCCTAGTATTCGAACAAAATACAGCAGCTACAAGAAGAAGATTCTTAAATATCGTTAATCCATTTATGGAGCAAGTTCAAGCTAATTCAGGATTAAATGCATTCAGAGTGGTAATGGATGAATCAAACAATACTCCAGATGTTGTAGATAGAAATATCTTATACGGACAAATATTTGTTCAACCGGCAAGAACTGCTGAGTATATTGTTCTTGACTTTACAGTGCAACCAACTGGTGCAACATTTCCAGAATAATTAGACAGAGGAGAAATTAAATGGCGGAAAAGATAGTATCCCCAGGTGTATTTACTAAAGAGATAGATCAAACATTTTTACCAGCTGCGGTTGCTGAAATAGGTGGAGCTGTAGTAGGTCCTACTGTAAAAGGTCCAGTTTTAACACCAACGATTGTAACATCTTATTCAGAATATCAAGCAATGTTTGGTGATTCATTTAAAAGTGGAAGTAATTATTATAGTTATATGACATCCATTGCAGCTAAAAACTATTTGAAAAATGCAAATAAATTAACAGTTGTTAGAATACTTGCTGGCTCGTATACGCATGCTTCTGCCGCAATTTCTTCTTCCACAGACCCATCTATATTTGGTAGTGGTAGTATCCAAGCAACAGGTAGTTTTCATTTCGATGCCGCTGGTACTGCCTCACTTGGTGGTAATGGAGATTATAATTTAATTACTAGTTTTTCTATTGGTAGTGTAAATTTTCATTTTACTTCAGGAAGTACAGTATCCACAGGACATTATGCAGATAGTTCAACTAATATCTATATTACTACAATGAGTAGAGCTCATGCTTCAGATAATCCCAATACTATAGCGGCAGATATTAGAGATGTCATTAATATGAGTCAATCTGTACATGGGCTTGCAATAACAGCTAGTGCTACAAGTTCTTTTCATAGTGCTACAGTTTCACATCATATGGTTGGTATAACTGCTAGCATAGCTGGAGCTTTTGATGTAAATTATGGTATTGGTACACAACAATTAAGTGCCTCTATGTTATTTACAACAGGTTCTACACATACTGGTACCAAAAGGTTTCAAATGTCTGGATCTGGTAATCAATTAGGTACAAATCCTGATGATGCTCATGCAACATTGAATACTCGTGGTTTAGCTCTTACCGGCGGAACACCAGCTGGTGGTTCCGATACCACTAGCTCAATTCATGGATTAAGAGAAGTATTTAAACTACATACCTTAGCTAGCGGTGAAATAATAAATAGTGTAGGACCAATTGGTTCTAATAATGCACTAGCTTCTGGCTCAAAAGATAATTTAAGATATGATATATCTTCTGTTAACTTTAAACGTGGATTATTTACATTATTAATTCGTAAGGGTGATGATACTCATACTAATAAAAAAGTTCTTGAAACTTGGGATAATGTATCGTTAGATCCTAATGATAATTCTTACATTGCTAAAGTAATAGGAGATCAAGTATTAACATTAAGAGGTTCAGGTACGTCAGAACCATATTTACAATTATCAGGCTCTTATCCAAATAAATCAAAATATGTAAGAGTTGAAGTGTTACAAGAAACTTCTGATTATTTAGATGTAAATGGGGATATTAGAGTTAATGCAGCATCAGCTTCATTACCTGCATTTCATAGTGGATCAAATAGTGGGTCATTTGGAGGTTCATTTAGTGGTGGTAGTGATGGTAATGTAATAAATCCTAAATTAATGTATGAGAATATAGCAGAAGATAGTGTACAGGGATTAGATCCAAGTAGTGATGGTAGTTCTAATGGATACGATAGTTATATAGACGCATTAAATCTATTATCAAACGCAGATGAGTATGATCTTAATCTAATTATGTTACCAGGTATAATAGATAGTGTACATTCAAGTGTAATAACAAAAGCTATTAATGTATGTGAAGACAGAGGTGATTGTTTTGTACTTGCTGATCCAGTAGAACATAATAAGACTATAGGAGCTGTAACAGATAGATCAGCCGCTAGAAATTCAAATTATGCGGCAATGTATTGGCCTTGGGTTCAAATAGCTGAGAATCAACTCGGTAGACCAGTTTGGGTACCACCATCAGTTGCAGTAGCTGGTGTGTATTCATTTAATGATAAAGTATCTCAACCATGGTTTGCTCCTGCTGGACTAGATAGAGGAAAAATTGATTCTGTAGTTACAGCAGAGAGAAAATTAACAGAAAGTAATAGAGATACATTGTATCAATCAAATATTAATCCTATTGCAACATTTCCAAAAGATGGTGTCGTTGTATGGGGGCAGAAGACATTACAAAAAAGATCAACAGCACTTGATAGAGTGAATGTAAGACGATTGATGATTAAATTGAAAAAGTTTATTGCATCATCTTCAAGATATCTTGTATTTGAACAAAATACATCAGCTACAAGAAGAAGATTCTTAAATATTGTCAACCCATTTATGGAACAAGTACAAGCTAACAGTGGACTAACTGCTTTTAGAGTGGTAATGGATGAATCAAACAATACACCAGATGTAATTGACAGAAATATACTATATGGTCAGATATTTGTTCAACCGGCAAGAACTGCTGAATTTATCGTGTTAGACTTTACAGTACAACCAACAGGAGCTACATTTCCTGAGTTATAACCTATAATTTATATTTCTTTTTTTTAATATTTTTAATATTTTTGATATTTATATATGAAAATATGTAAACTGTAATTAGGAGAAATATAATGGCAGAATTACTTGAACCGCAAGATATAATGTTTACACCATTTGAACCGAAACTGAAAAATCGGTTTATAATGCAAATAGACGGTGTACCTGCGTATTTAATAAAGACAGCAAATAGACCCCAAGTAACTTTCGAAGAAGTAGAACTTAATCATATGAATGTGAAAAGATATGTAAAAGGTAAAGCTGCTTGGCAAACACTACAAGTTACTCTATACGATCCAATTGTTCCATCAGCTGCTCAAGCAGTAATGGAATGGATTCGTTTAGGACATGAATCAGTAACTGGTAGAGATGGTTATTCAGATTTCTATAAAAAAGATGTGACTTTTAATGTACTAGGTCCAGTTGGAGATGTAGTTGAAGAATGGATATTAAAAGGTACTTGGATTCAAGATGCTACATTCGGTGATTTTGCTTTTGATTCAAATGATCCGGCTGAGATAACTCTTACATTGCGATATGATTATGCAATACTTGAATTCTAATTAATATTAAAAATTAATTCCGATAAAAACCCTCAACAAAAATTGAGGGTTTTTTCTTTTTGTATATATTTATATATGAAATGTTATGTAATATTTTAAAGAGGTTATTAAAAATGTCAGAGAAAACTCAATTAACTACATTCAATAATATTATAGAAGTAGTATTACAACACGAAGGTGGGTATGTAAATGATCCAAAAGATTTAGGTGGTGAAACCAAATATGGTATTACCAAAAGGTTTTATCCAGATGTGGATATTAAAAATCTAACTAAAGAACAAGCCAAAACAATATATCATACAGATTATTGGAGAAGAGCTAAATGTGATGAAGTTCCACCTCATCTACGACATATCTATTTTGATATGTGTGTAAACTTTGGACAGGGTGG